CTGTTTTCTCTTGCTGCTATTGCATAATCGTCATCTAGCATATCATCAACTACTTTAAATAATTTATTCTCTTTATTTAATACTTGTGGCAAGTCAATACGATTCGGTGCAAAAGGTAACCTACTTAATCCTGTAAGTCTATATAAGTTGTTTCTAAATTCTCCAAGTATTCTATACACTTCACGCATATCAGGTAAAGGAATATTACCTGTTAACATCTCTGTCATTAACTGAGCTGTTGGTTGTGCGAACTCTAAATCACCGTCATAGTATCTCATTAAAAAATCTTCTATAGCAGCATTGTCACCTTTAGACAAGAACCCTTCAAGTTCATCTACATTTCTTTGGGCTGTAGCTGAGCGAGCTGCAGATGCACCAGGTTTTTTTGATTTAGCTCCTGTAAATCCTACATCAACTACTTCATCTCCTACTAGAGATACCCAGTACTTTCTTGACTCTCTAACTTCAGCCATAAACTTTGTAATTCCACTAGATACTTCTTTACCAAAACCTTTAGCTACCATAAGTTTATTTAATTCGGTAAGTATCCCACCTGGTTCTTCTTTACTACCAAGAAGTAAGTTATACATTTCTTCAGTAATTCTTATACGAGAATATTTTCTACCTTCCACTATTCCTTGTTGTATTGCTGCATTACTGTCAATAAGTTGGTCATACAGTTTTTCTTTTTGTTTTGTTGAGAATGGTAAAGCAGAAATTAAATCTTCTATTTGCCTGTAACCTACAGTGTGAGAATAAACATTTATATTTCCTGGTGCTACAGTTTTAAACAATCTAAACATAGGATTGTCTGTTGCTTTACGTTTTATAAGAGCACCTACTCCTAAAAAGTCTCCCATGTCTGATAAGTCAATTTTTCCTCCATCATCTAAACTTTTACCATTTCTTCCAAATAATTTTCCTGCTTTCCTAGATACACCACCCCTAAAAGTAAAACTATATGGGTCTAATCTTTTAGTAATATTTCCCATTCTTACTTCTTTAGCAATTATGTCACCAATTTCTGCTGAGCTCTTTGCTCTAAGTATTGCACCTTTAGTAGCAGGAGATACATCAGGAACTAATTTAGCTACGTCTTCATATTTCATTCCACCTGATTTAATATTTTTGTATAAGAACTCATATATTTTTCGCCCTTGGTTTAAATGCCACTCTTCAAAAGATGTTTTATGTACATTAGGATTTAATTTTCTTACTAATCCTGCAGATGCTTTAGATATGTCATATCCGTCAGGACCTATGTAGTTTTGTATCTTACCTGATTTATAATCTTTGTATACTTTGTTGTTAAGGCTTTTTTCATAAATCTTAGTAAGGTCATCTTGTAACTTCTCTAATTTTTTATCTTTATAATTTGAATCTGCCCATCTTTTTTTAGCTCTAACAAGGTTAGTATAATCTTGCTGTACAGTTTTTGATGTACCTTTACCTATGTAATTTAATGCGTGTTCTGCTTCATGAGCTAATACAAAATCAACAGCTTCATCTGCAGAATCAAAAGTCCTTAATCTTTCACCCGTGTCTATTTTTTTGAAACTAAAACGACCATCCTTTGTACGAAATTTTTTACGAGTTTCTAGCATATTTACACCAGTAGTAATAAATTTACCGTTTTCTTCATATATTCTTGGGTGTTTATATTTTCCATATTTATCAGGGTTTTTATTTACTAATTCAATCCATTCATCTCTTGTTCCTGGATGCAACAACCTGTCTCTATCAAGAACTATTACATCTCCTCTTCTACCACTTCCTTTGTATTTAACAGGTAAATTTTCTTTTCTAATTGTAAAGATACCACCGTAAACACTTCTTTCTGGAACATCAAATGAACCAACTGCACCTTTATTTAGTGCTTCAAAATATGCTTTATCACTAGCGTCAGGGTCCTTTGGGTTAAATTTAACTTCTAGTTGTTTACTATCTTCTGTAATTTTACCTACTGTTCTCGCATCTGCAGGTTGAGCAACTGCACCTTCTTTAGCTTCAAAT